GGTCGGAAAGCAGCAGGAACTCGCCGACCTTGGGCATCGGGGTAGCCCATATCGCGCACTTCAACTGCTGCCCCTGATTGAAGACGCCGACGATGTTGTAGTTGCGTCCCCACGCTTTGGACGATAGGTCATGCTCTTTGGCGGCGCTCACAGCTTTACCTTCCGCGCCGCGAGCATGCAGTCAGCAATCTCGTAGGAGTCAGCCGCCATAACGGCAACCTCGCCAAGCCCGTACTTCGCCAGCAACCCGTTCAACGCTGCCATCGCGAGCTCGTCGCGCAGTCGTTCCAACTCGTCCCGCTTGCGGTCGGCTTCGGTGGGTACAGGCACGGCGTACTCTTTGGCGTTACTCATGGCTTCATCGCCCGGATCACGATGGGCGGCGCTTGGCTTTTTCGTTTGCTGGCGCAGTACTTCCGAGATGTCGTATCCCTCAAAGTCTTCGATGAAAACGCCGTGACCAAATGCGCGTTCTCGCCTGCAACGCGGACAGTCAATCGCGCACTTCAGCAGCTTGTTCTCCCACATTGGAATGGCGTACCCGCAGCCGAAGCAGGTGGCATAGCGCGTGCTCATGCTTTCCCCTCGTTGAGCAGCTCGTAGAACTGTGCTTTAGCGCGCTGCTTTTCCTGAAGCGCGCGATGCAGCGCGTCGACCCAGCACTGCGGCGCGGCGCTGTCGTGGAACACGATCTCCGTCCCGTACTCGGGGTGACCGTGGATGTTGATGCAGTCCTCAAGGCTGCTCCAGATCGACGTCGATCGACATGCCGTCATCCACCGGATCGCCACGCTGCCATCCGTGAACACGACGCCCTCGAACTGCGGTTCGTGGTCGGCGTTCTTCTGGAGGTGGTTGTGGGTATCGCGCTGGCTGATGTTCCGGCGGTACGCGGTGAAGCGACTCATGGCGGTCTTCGCAGTCTTATTGGCGCTGCGACTGTTCAACAGCTCAAGCTGCGCCGCATACGACGCGCAGCGCTCCATCAGCTCCTTGCATGTGCGCTGGTACTCCTCAGGCGAGTGCGAGCGCGAGAGCCATTCCTTGTCGATGTCGTCGAGTTCGATGGTCACTTTCTTGTCCTCCAGCAGGCAACGATGAATCTGATCAAGCCGATCGCGAACGCGATGCCCCACAGCAGCACGACCGCGACGACCGCGGCGGCGATGAAATCTGCGATCTCCTGCGTTCGCTCCATGATTCTTGGCTGATTGCAGTACGGGTCAGCCGCTCCGTTTAGTTTCCAGACTGCATCTGGGTTAAGTGCCGCAGCCCCGCGACAAGGGGGGGTCAGAGCCACGGCACCAATTCAGAAGGGGACGTTCTCCTTGTGAGCCTTCCACACCGGACAGCCGTGACTGACGTTGCAGTAGCTCTCGCAGCGCGTGTACTCGCCCGTCCGCGTTTCGATGAAGTGCTTGTCCTTGCCAGCCTCGACGAGCGCGGCTTCGGCTTCCGACAGACTGTCGAACAGCTTCAGCGCCCTCTTGGCGCCGCCCTTCTTCAGGGCGAACACGGGCGGCTTGAGCCAGCGGTCTTCGTCGGTGCAGGGGTCAGGCGTCTCATGCTGGTGGAGCTTCACCCGCTCCAGCATGAATTCCTCTGCGCGAGCGAGATCCCACACGGGGATCTCCACCACAGCGACGGGCAGCTGCGGGTACTCAGGGTCGCGCTTCGCCTGCTTCTTCGACCAGTCGCGGAGCAGGGCGACGTTCCGCAGCCCCGTGACTTCCATGCCGTTGCGAACAGCGAGGGCGCGCAACAGGTTCAACTGCTGTTCCCACTCCGTCTTCGGTTCGTCGCCCTTCACCGACCAGACGGTGGTGAACTTGTAGTCCATGAGGATGCCGCCCTCAAAGAGGTCGTACGCGCCGGACACAGTCCAGCCGTTGACCTCCGAGAACAGGCGCCGCTCGACGTTGAGCCCGGCGCGGATGCCGGAGCGCTCCAAGATCCCGTGGACGATCTGTCCGTACAGGGAGAACAGCCGTTCGGAGACGTCTTCGATCTGCTCGACATCGTCGCGCAGCTTGCGCTGGTACGGCGGCGAGATCAGCTGGGTCACGCTGACGTCGCTCTCGCCGCGACTGTATGGGTCGTTCATCACCGCGAGCACGATCGACTCGGGGAGATTGAGCTTGTTGGTCAGCATCGTTCACCTACCTTCTGCTGTTTCGATTCCTGCACCGCCGCGATCAGGTCGTCCATCGACCGCATGTGCGAGACGTGCAGGGCTATCCGCTCACCGTATCCGAAGTCCTTGGCTACGCATCCGCTGAAGAAGTCTTGCCTCAGCACGACTCCCCTGATGATCACCGACGTCTCGTACTCGTCGATGTTGCAGAGGATTCCCGCACGGCTTGTCAGCTTCTCCGCGCTGTTGAAGTACAGCCAGTCCTTCGTCTGCCGCGAGATCGGTGTCTTCACCTGACACGTGATCCCGCCAAGGGAGAGGTCGAAGCCGCTGTCGCCGCCAATGAGCACCGACCAATCTGGATCGATGCACAAGGCACGGGCGACTCCGACCTCCCCCATGAACCCGAAGTAGCAGATGTCCCAGTCCGTCCGCGCCCGGTCGTGCTTCTGGCTTGCGACCGAATGCGCGGACTTCGTGGAGCACCGCTTCGACGTCACTTCATGCAGCAGCAACAGATCGCTGTCGCTTAGCCTTACGCGCCACACGCGGCTTTCCCCCCTTGATGGCGGCTGACGTCGGCTGTCCCGCGATCCAGTAGCGGAACGAACGCCAGCTTCCTTCGCGGACGATCAGCCCGTCTTTGTGGAGGCGGGTGATCGTTGGTGCGACGCTCCAGCGCTTGCCGCCGGTCGCTTCGATCAGCTCGGTCAGGTTGGCGCCGCGAACCCTGCGCGCACTGAGGGTTCGCAGGATCATGCTCTTGATCGGCTTGAGCTCAGAACGGGATGTCATCTGCGAAATCCTCTTCGGCGCTGGGGTTGGCGGGAGCGCTCTTGCCGAGCAGCTGGAACTCGGGAGACTTCTGGATCATTTCCCGGTAGTACTTCGGCAGGCTGTCGAAGATCTTCTGGTCGTGATCGCCGATGGCGTAGAACGCCAGCTCGTTGACCGGGGCGGGGGACGCGATGCCGTCCGGCACCGGCATCACCGACGCGACGTTGGCGTAGCTCTTGGTGCCGCGCTCGGCGTGGACGATGTTGATGAAGCACACCTTGCCGAGGATGTTCTTCAGGTCGAAGCCCTTGCGCTCGACCTCAGTGAACTTCCGACCGCGCCAGCTCTCCAGCACAGCGCGCAGGCGCGCCTTCTCGTTCAGGCTGACCGTGTACTTCTCGCTGATGGTGAACGGCTTGCCGCTCTCCATGAGCTTCGACAGCTCCCACGTGATCAGGCACTGGTGCGCCTGCTTCGTCTCGCCGCCGACGCTGAAGGTCTGCGTGCCGAGATCGACGACGCGGAAGCAGCGCGCCACGTGAGCCCCGGCTGGGGCGTTCTCGTACTTGCGATCGCCGTACGGATCGCTTGCGATGAGGGACATCTTCGACTCCTTGCTGTTGAAAAAAACGGAACGGGATTGTTCCAGCTCATACTGCTGCTGGAGCAGCTCTTCGTGGTGGTGCCACGCTTGAAGCCCGTCATCCTCAAGGTTCATGCCGCGACTATATTGACGCGAAATTGCTATGTCAATACGTTCCGGTATTGTTTACGAACAAAAAGATTCGTGACCGACGTGCGGTCACAAAGCCCGGCTGGTCACCGGGTCAGAGCGGGACTCGCTTCGTGCAGGAGATCGCCCTGCCGATCACCCGCGGCATGGCAGCTGAGCGAGCCTTGAGGATCTGCGGCGAGTACGCCGGGTTGTCCGCGGTGATGCGGATCTCGCTGTTCGGCAGCTGTTGGATGCGCCGGAACAGCGTCCCGTCGCCCTTCATCCGCACGACGTAGATGGCGTCGCCGACGACCTTCTTCGCGCCCAAGTCCACCCAGACGTGATCGCCGACGCTGATCGTCGGAGCCATGCAGGAGTCCTGAGCCGGGACGATGACGAGGTTCGCCGTGCCAGACGAACGCAGAGCCAGCGTGGGGTCATCGATGGGCAGGGTGACGGAGAAGTCGCTCGTCAGGGGAGCGCGGTCTGGGACGTCGCGAGAATCGGTCAGGACGGGGATGCGCGTGACATGCCTCGCGCCGATACCGTGCGGGGAGTCGAGCCAGCCCGAGGCGATCCCGGCTCGCTGTTCGATGTCGCGAGCCAGCTTCTCGCCGATGTTCCGGCGGTAGTCGGGGTTGTTGGTGAGGACGAGGTTGATCAGATTCGGGTTCTTCCCGGTCGCCCGGCAGAACGCGGCGCGGTTCCCCTCGTAGGAGTCTCTGATCAGGGAGATCAGGTTCTGCCGCCGCACCTCAAAAGCGCTGGTCATGGCTATGTCTCCAAGGTAGTTCGTGACCTGAACTGTAATGTAATACCGTACGGTGGTCAATCGGCGACCGTTTCGTATCGGGCAGAAACCTTGACGCACGTGCGAGTATCGCTATGATCGGCGACCGATACCGTTCGGTATTGAACCAAGGAGCCAAGATGAACGCCGAGATCACCCCTGTTGCCGAAGCTGCGCCGTCGCAGCCCGAGGCGCCGCACAAGACCTACATCCGCTCGCTGCCGCAGATCGAACGCGACCGACTGGGTCACCTCGTCGACGTGTCCGGTGCGTACGTGACGAGCCTCGTCTACCGCGATGCGAACACGCTCTCGCTGTCGATGGCGATCGCGATCGACAAGCACAGCGGCGGCGCGCTCGACTTCCGCGAGCTCGTCAACCGTCGCGAGATCATCGACTGGGAGTACGTGAAGCAGAAGCTCAACAGCACCTGAGGCTGTGGCACAGCCGCTCAGTCGGGGGTCAAGGCGACAGGGCTGAGCGGCAAATACCCCTACTGGACGTCAGCGGTGGAACAGGGGACATGAGGGCGGCGAAGCTAGCACCCTCTCCGCGAAAAGGCTGGCGGGTCATGTCGGCTCCGAAGGGCAGGCGTGTGAAGGCAGACCAGTCTTGGGCTAGGTCTGTCTCACCAAAGGGCAGAGGGGAACCAAGAGCTCCTATTCGTGCAGGAGCGGGAAGCGGATTCATAACCGCCAGACGGTCAATCAATACTCCCGGGTATTGAATACGCACATACCGCTAAGTAGACTCCGCAGTTCCACAGCAAACACCCACGGAGCGCGGAGTGAAGAGCCTGACCCACCTACCGATCTCGATCACCCACGAAGGGGACGAGTTCGTCATCACCCAGAACGTCGGCGCGACCGCTGACGACGTCGTGTCGATCCGCATCGGCGAAAACCAAGCGGCGCAGATCGCGAAGTTCCTCACGCAGAAGGACAAGCCCGACGAGAGCGAGCCGCTCTGCCTCGCGGACGGCTTCGTCGAGTTCTGGCTGGAGTACCCGAGGAAAGACGGCAAGGCGCGAGCGTTCGATCTCTGGAAGCGCCAGCGTCTGCACCTGCAGGCTGAGAAGGTCATGGCGCACCTTCGCGCCGTGAAGGCGACAGACCAGTGGTCGAAGGACGGCGGTCGGTTCGTGCCTCACGCTGCGACCTACCTCTCGCAGAAGCGCTACCTCGACGAGGTCGAGTCGGAGGACGCCTCCGCATGGCAGTGACCAGCTCACCGCTTCCGTACGGCGCAGAGGCGATCGTCACCTCTCGGCTGCGCGGTCGTGCGCCTGAAATGGTCATGCTCTCGCTGCTGCCTGCGCGATACCGGTTCAACGCCGACCCCTACGCTTTCGTCAGGGCTCTGCCCGGGCGCACCTACGACTGGCGATTCCTCCGCAAGATCGAAACGATGGTCGTGACCGATACCATGCCGGAGCCCGGCTTCCTTGAGGGGCTGTGCAGGCAGGCGTTCCCCGTCAGACTCTGGGTTCTGGGCAGGGACGTCGGCGCGACGGTGATGTATCTTCCGACTCTGGAGTCCGTCTCACGCGGGGACAGCTCGACGTGGGACTGGCGACTGTCCTTTGAGCCGATGCTGTCGTTCCAGAATTACGAGTGGAACCAGTGGTTCGCAACAGCTGTCGAGGACATGGCGCATGTATAACACGATCCCAGACAGCATCGATTTTGAGCGCTACCTGCGCGATACCGAATCGAAGAACCACAAGATGCGCCGCCCGGTCGACTTCGTGGAAGCGACGATCGAACGCATGTTCGGCGACTCGGTCGGAAACTTCGCTCGCCTTCCGTTCGGTCAGGTCGACATCCAGTTCAGACCCGGCGAGGTCACCGTCTGGGCTGGCGTGAACGGTCACGGCAAGTCGATGGTGATCTCTCAGGTCATGCTCGGCTTCATCCAGCAGGGCTTCCGCTGCGGCGTCGCGAGCTTTGAGCTGCTGCCAGAGGCGCTCAACAAGCGGATGATCCTGCAGGCTGCTGGCGGCATCCCAGACGTGCGCTACGTGCGCGACTTCCTGAGCTGGACTGGCGATCGCCTCTGGTACGCCGACGTCCGCGGATCGGCGTCGAACAAGGACATGCTCGGCATCGTCAAGTACGCTGCCCTTGAGAGCAAGGTTCAGCACTTCTTCATCGACAACCTGATGTGCTGCGTCTCTGGCGAGGACGACTACAACTCGCAGAAGGACTTCGTGTTCCAGCTCTGCGAGATGGCTCGCGAGCTCGGCATCCACATCCACATCGTCCACCACATCCGCAAGCTTCAGGACGAGAAGATTATCCCGGGCAAGTTCGACATCAAGGGTTCGGGATCGATCACCGACCGCGTCGACAACGTGATCATCGTCTACCGGAACAAGCGCAAGGAAGCTGAGCTCCAGAAGTCGGACAAGGAGCTCCCTCAGGAGAAGCGCGTCGAGTGGCAGCGCGCCTACGATGCGAGCGTGATCGTCGTGAAGCAGCGAGACGGCGGCGAGGAAGCGACCGTCAAGCTCTGGTTCCAGCGCGAGGCGAACAGCTTCCACGACAGACGCATCGACGGACGACCGCCGTGCTTCGAGATCCCGCGATTCGTGAAGCCGGAGCTCGTAGCTGTCGAAACAGCTGTCCTCAACGAGGAGGTCGAGTCGTGAAGTTCACGCCCGCAGAGCGCGAGTACTTCGCGAAGGTCAGAAAGGAAAGCCCTGAGGTCGACAGCATGTTCACAGCTGTTCGACAGATGATGGAGACCTTCCGCGGGGCGAAGATCGTGCACCTCAAGGTTCGCGACTCGGAGTGGGGAAGACCCATGCCCGAAGGCGTACCGTACGTCCCGATGCCTCGCGTCGAGACAATACCGAAAGGCAAGAAAAAACAGCAAGCGCAACAGACTGTCGGACAGCGGCGGCGAGCGGCTACCCGATACAAAGGAGATCCAACGTGAGCCAGACGAACATCGCATTCCAAGGGGAGATCATGCTCCTCAACTGGGCTGAGTCATCCACCCGAGGACGGACGGTCACCTTCCTGCTGAGCGAGGATGGTGAGTCGCACCCGTTCAAGGACTTCACGATCAGGCAGGGCAAGCGCGCCGGTCAAAGATTCATGGCTGTCCTCGTCCAGATCGACGACAACGAACAGCCTGTTCAACAGCCGACCCAGCGACTGTCCCAGACCGCAGCCGTCATGTGCAAAGACCCTGAGTTCTGGACGTGGGCGAGCTCGCGCACGTTCGACCCGGTCAACACCGAGGATACGGCTCGCCAGTTCATGCTCGACATCGTCGGCATCCAGTCACGCGGCGAGCTCGACAGAGACGCGAGCGCAGCCGATCGCTTCAACCGTCTGGTCGTGATGCCGTTCAGCGCCCACCGCCAGTTCTTCACGCCGTCGCTGTGACGACGCGGGTGCTCGACATGAATTGGCGAAGCCGAAAGCTGCTCGACCACATCCACGAATGCCCTGAGTGCTTCGCCTGCGGGGCGATCAACACTGTCGGGAACATCGTCCCTGCTCACAGCAACCAGCTGCGCGACGACAAGGGCAAGGGCATCAAGGCGCACGACTACCGCGTCGCCGCGATGTGCAACAGCTGTCATCACGAACTCGACCAAGGGATGCGGTGGACGAAAGAGGAGCGGGTCGCCATCTGGGAGCTCGCTCACCGCAAGACGATCGGATGGCTGTTCTCAACAGGGAGGGTGACTGTCACATGAAGCTCGGAACGTACGAATGCCCGGTCTGCAAGAAGCTGTCCGCGCACAAGGGGTCAAAGATCGCGAGGCTGTACTTCGGCAGCGGCAGCGATCGCGAGGTCATGCGGACGATGGTCTGCGCGCCTTGCTGGCTCAAGCTACCGGAGATCAATCGCAAAGGAGGTCATAGTGGGAAAGCTGCAAAGGGAAAGAGGCGCGTCGACGGAACGCGAGATCGCAACGTACCTGTCGGAACAGCTGGGCGTGGTGGTGAAGCGCAAGCTGGGGCAGGCGAGGGACAGCGGGGAGGACATCAGCGTCCCGCCGTACCGGATCGAAGTGAAGCGCCGCCGAAAAATCGGTGCGCTCAAGTTCTTGGAGCAGTGCGAGGATGGGTGCGGCGAGTCCGAAATCCCGGTGGTGGTGATGCGGGTTGACGGCGACCTTCGACCGACCGTCATGCTCAGGCTGGAGGACTTCGTGTTCCTGATGCGAGAGACGATGGACGTGAAGCCTTGCGCTGTTGGAGGAATGCCTGATGGCTAGCCATGAGCGCATCGCCCGCGCCTTGAACTCGTCAAACCTCAAACAGGACGAACAGCACTTCGACGCTGACGTCGTCGCAGCGCTCGCGTTCGCGCCTCAGCTTGGGGCGTCGATCCATGCGCTGGTTCTGGCTGGGCATCAGGAGGAAGCGCCGCGGACGATACGCTTGCTGACCCAGACGCTGATCCGCGCTGGGCGCCGCAAGCGGATCGGCTTCGGCTCTCAGAGGGCAGAGGTCGTCGCGAGGCAGGCGCTGCTGGAGTGGGTGATCCGCGTGTGCCGGGCTTGCAACGGGTCGGGCAGGAGGCTGGTCAGCTACTCTCACGATGCGGAACAGCCGACGCAGGAGGACAGCTGTTCGCACTGCGAAGGGACAGGTGTTTTCACGCCGACGTGGGCGTGGAGGCATGCGTCGATGGAGCTGCCCCCGGAGGCGGAGCAGGGCTGGTGGGAGAAGCGGCTCGACCTCGCCAAAGAAATCATGGATGACGCGTTCCGGTCGACCCGGCGGAAGGTGACCAGCCAGCTTGAGGACTGAATCCCAAAACGAAGAAAGCCCCTGCACAACAGCCACAACAGCTGTTGCACAGGGGCTTTCGCTTTGATAGTCTCAACTCGCGAGGGCTATCCAACCATAACAACACGCCGCCCTCGCCTAGCGTGTCGTCGTCCCCTCAGGTACACCGTCAGGTGCAATCCTCAGGGAATCGTCTCAGGTATCTCAATCGTCGGTGGCTCGTCGAAGAGCAGCGTGTAGTCCTTGCCGCTGATCTCCCGCACCGTGGGGCGCTTGCGCTCCCACTCAGGGGTGCCGACCGTGGTCGCGCCCGGGTGCAGGCTCTCCACGAACCGGAGTGCGTCCTCCCGGGATGCGAACGCGAACGGCGCGCCGCTGGGCTTCCGCACGTACATGCTGAACCCGGCGCCGCCGCTCCAGCAGCGGACGTCTGCGACCCAGACGCCGCCGCTCACGACTGCGCCTCCTGTTCGGACTGTTCCAAGTAGGCAACAGCTGTCGCCTCGCTGTACCCGGCGTTGATCAGCTCTCGGATGATCGTCTCGCGACGATCGGAGTCCGGCGCCGGGGCTGGCTCGCGGCGATCCTTGGCGGGAGCGCCCAGACCAGCTCGCAGGTGATCGCGCAGCTCGTCGACTTTCGGCGCCCCGTCTTTCACGGACACCAGCGCGACGGGCTTGCCGGACTTCAGGATCTGGGAGAGCACAGACGAAAGGTCGAGCGCGACCACGCCGCTGCTCTTCGCAGCGAGGAACATGCTCTGCACGGACGGGTCTGCGTCAGCCGCCCCGTACTCGGTGAGCACCTCGTGGTCTCGCTTCGTCGCCCTGACCAGCCTGACCCCAGCCCTCAAAAGGGACTGGCGCAGGAACTCGGCGTCCTTGACGGACAGTTGGATGGTGATGTTCTGCACAGCTGTTCTCCTTAGGCTTTCGCCCACTTGGCGATGGACTGGGGGACGGGCTCGGGCTCGGCGACGATCTGGTATCCCAGCTTCTCAGCCTCAGCCAGCGCCAGATGGGTCAGGGTCTTGGTGCCAGCGATCCTCGCGAACGCATGCGCCGTCTCGTTGACGGGATAGACCGCGGGGGTGCCGTACACGTTACGGACTCGGACGATTAGAGTCTGCACAGAATTTTCTCCTGCTGTTTGATGGTTCTGTTGGCGACAGCGAGACAGCCTCGCAGGCTGTTCCGTCTCTGGCGCGCCGCGGCGAGTCGATCCTCAAAGCGAGCCACGCGATTGCGTAGGCGCTCGACCTCGACCCTCGCCAGCCTCAGCTGCGCGATGTACTTGGCGCAGCTCACGTGATCACGCCCAGCTTCCTGCGGACAGCGTCGAGCTGCTCGCGGGTGAAGGGTTCCCTGCCGAAGGTCTCGCCGCTGAAGTGCCGCTTGCTCCACGCCTCGTACAGCTCGCCGTGCTCGGGCGACATCTTCGCCAGCGCCTTGATGCTCGCGAAGCTGCTCTCCCCTGCTCTCCACGTTCGGTGGCAGTCCGAGAAGTTGTAGTACCAGTCGTGACGTGCGAGCTGCGCGTCGAATTCTTTCAGAGTAGCCATAGGTCTTTTCTCCTAGGGGGCTCGCGCCCCCAACAGTTGTTGAACAGCATCAGGCGACGCGGCGCTCGCCGCGCAGCTCCAGCTGCTTGATGACGCCCTTGAGCGTCGACTTGCCCATCGTGTCCAGCGTGACCGCGGTGCCGATCGGGTAGACCGTGTTGAACTGCCGCGGGTCGCAGCCGATACCGAAGCCGACGATGTCGACGCCGAAGAGGTTCGGCGCGGCGTCGCACAGCTTCCGCATGTCAGCCTCGTCGCCGAAGCCGTCCGTGATCACGATGCACAGCTTGCGCTGGTGGGGCATGGCACCAAGGCGCTCGACCGCGGCTCTGACCGTCTCGTAGTCCGGCGTACCGCCGCCTACCAGATCAGGCAGAGACGCGATCGCTCGCGCCGCCTGCTTCAGCTTCCTGCCGAAGGACTTCGCGAGCACCAGCTCGGAGCGGCTGCTGCCGACGTAGACGGCTCCGCTGCCCGTATTCTCCCAGCCGCCGCCGCCAGCCCTGCCGTCCAGCCTTGTCGGCGCGCCGCCCTTGCCGAAGTGATCGCCGCCAGAGGCGCCCTGCGAGTGACGGAAGCCCATGACTTCGACGTCGCAGCGAGCGCCCTCGACCACGTCCGCGATCGCGAACGCGAGGTCGCGAGCCGCCGTCGCCCTGTTGCCCCACATGGAGCTCGACAGGTCGACGATGACCGACACAGCGGTGTCGACGCCCGGGCTCACCCAGCGGCGCTTGAACACCCGCTCAGACCCCGCGAACATGCGCGGAGCACGGCGACCGTCGAAGCGACCGCCGACCGCGCCACCGTCCCAGCCGCAGAGCTCAGGGGCGCGAAGCACCCGGGTCAGCTGGGAGCGCAGCGCTGCCATGCCAGCCGACTTGCGGAGGTGCTCGTAGACGTTCTCGTCGACGCCCTTCATGGACGTCCACTTGGACATGTCGGAGACCGCCGCGGTCGCGCAGGGCGGGAGTCTCACGGGGCTCTTGTTGCGCTCCGCGGCTCGCTTGAAGAGGTCGTCGACGTTCGGCTCAGGATCGATCAGCTTGCGATCGTCGAGGCGATCGTTCTCGACCGGGGCGAACTCGCCGCCGCCGCCGCCAGAGTCACCGCCGACGTCGCCGTCGTCGTCCTCAGGCTCGTCGTCGGGCTCTTCGCTGCCAGCGTCGGGCTGGGGCTCGCCCTCACTCTCGTCGCCCTCGTCGCCGTCCTCGCCCTCGCCATAGCTCTCGCCGTCAGTCTCGACCTCCTCGTCGTCGAAGCGATCGCCCTCGACCGGGTCGAACTCGTCGTCCTCGTCGGACTCGCCGTCCTCGTCGTCGAACAGCTGTTCCTCGTCGCTGTCCTGCTCCTCAGCCTCGTCCTCGCTGGACTCAAGCGGCGAAGGCGGCAGGTCAGCCGCAGGCGGCGGTGAGAGCGCATCAGGGAACGCGGCGAGCCAGCTGTCGAGGAACTCGCGAGCGAGATACGCCGACACTTCGGTGCCTTGCTTCTTTAGCGACGCCTTGGTGATCCCCTCAGCGGCAGCGGCATACCAGCCCTGCCACGGCATGGGGATGCGACGCAGCAGCGTCTTCGCATAGCCGTTGCCGTTACCGAAAGCGGCGCGGCAGACCAGCGCCAGCGCGAACGGCGCGCAGTTGATCGACGTCGGGTTGAAGTCCGGCGACAGGTGCGTCGTGGTGTACTTGCTGATCAGCTTCTTGAAAGCTGACCGCGAGCCCAGCGCCTTGCCGCTCTTCGACACCGCCTGCTCCATGCGAGCGTCTTCGATCCCGTTGAAGAGCTTGAAGGCGATCCCGGAAGCAGGGCGCCAGCTGGCGCCAGCGATCTGTTCGGTGAAGGCGACATGCCCGGCTTCGTGCAGCGTGTAGCCGACGATCAGGTCAGCGTCGCGACGGGAGAACAGACTGTTCTCCGCGACTGACGGGTAGTTGATGCGGATGCTGCCATCCTTGCCCCACGACGCCCACGCGGTGCTGCCGACCCATGAGGTCATCAGCTTGCGAGCGCTCGTCTTGACCCCGAAGTGCAGCAGCTGCTTCAGCGCAGCTGCTCGCACCGCAGCCTTCAGCTGCGATCCAGTGACGTGCTTCTGGTTCATCAGGCACCCATTTGGTTGATGGTGACGGTGGTCGTGAAGGCGCTCTTTCCAGCGAGCGCCTGATCGATCGCGACGTCGGAGACGTTCGCCTTCCAGAGCTGCTGGAGCACTTCCTGAGCCTCGCTGGAAGCGCGGTTCACGATGCACTCCTCAAAGGCTCGCTGGGCGACCTGCCCGTCGCTGAGCGCTTCGGCGAGGTAGAACGCCTCGCGCAGCGTCGGCACGTGGTCGAGCTCAGCCTTCTCGCTGGCACCGCGGCAGACCGTCAGGAAGTTGACGATCAGCTTGCTGAGCTCCAGCTCGCACCCGGTGCGCCCGGTGATGACCTTCGCCTCGACGGCGGGGGTCATGTAGCTGAAGACCAGCGTCTTCGCGAAGCGGTTGACGAACGCGACGTTCTGCTCGCGGACGCCAGCGTAGAGCCCGGTGTAGTCGCCGCGACCGTTGCTGTTGTCCGCGGCGAAGAACACGACGCCCGGCGCCTTCCGCACGATCTCCCCGGTCTCGGGGATGGTGACGGTGCCTTCCGGCTCCAGCACCGAGTGCAGGGCGGCGAGGTACTCGGGGCGAGCCATGCTGACCTCGTCGAGCAGGATCACCGCACCCGGGCGGGTCATGCCCAGCAGCACGATGCCGCGCTGGTAGACCGTCGATCCGTTGCGGACGCGCTCGCCGCCGATGAACTCGTACCGCTCAGCGCCGCTGTCGAACTGGACGCGCACGAAAGCGCGACCCAGACCGGCGCAGAGGTTCTTGACGAACTCGGTCTTGCCGGTGCCAGCAGGGCCAGCGAGCCAGCAGTTGCGTCCGCGCTTCAGCGCCTGAACAGCGCTGAACAGCTGTTCGGGGTCGAACCCGTAGAGCGGGTCGAGCTTCGGCGCTTCGGGGTCTCCCCAGACGTCGACGACGACGTCGCGGTGCTTGCCGCCGATCCCGAAGACCTCGCCCAGCGTCTTCTGGGCGACGATCTCGACAACAGGCTGTTCGACAGGCTGTTCGGCAGGCACGGGCGACCCGGCGCCAGCCGCGAGGCTGGGCATCGCCCCGGCGATCAGACCCATCGATGCGATCGCCTGCTCGACCGCGACGCCGGGCAGCTTGCTGAGCGCCTCGACGAGGTCAGGCTTGGAGTGCCGAGCGAGGTCACGACCGCGCCCGGTGATTCGACGCAGCAGCTCGTTGAGCTGCGGCTTGCTGAAATGGGAAAGCTCCATCAGGTACCTCACAGGTAGTTGGGGATGACGTACGCCGCGAGCGCGATCACGCTCGCGAGCAGAAACAGCTGACTGACGCGAAACAGTACCCTCCGGTATTGTTCGCGCCGACGTTGACGCCGCCGGACGACGACCATGTAGTCGCGCATGATCACAGCGGTGCACCCGGCACGGGGTAGAGCTCGCTGGCGATCTTCGCGAGCATGTCCCAGTTGATGCCGACGTGGGGGTCGTGCAGCGCCTTGGCGCGAAGCAGCACTTGCGACGCCTGCTTGCCGCTCAGGTCTGGGCGCAGGTCGAGCACGTCGTTCAGGTGCCAGCTGATCGCGACGCATTCGATCACGTCGGTCAGCTCTCGTCGGTAGACAGTGGTCAGGGGCATAGGTATCTCCTAGGGTCAGATGGACTGGATGCCGCGCCAGCACAGCGCGAGCACGATGAAACAGGCGGCGAAGCCGACGACGTCGGCGAAGCTCACGCCGCCACCTGAGAGCGCTTGGCGATCTCTGCGGCGACCTCAGCGCTCAGGCGAGCGGCGAGCTGGGCAGAGTTAGCCCACGCGATCGCGTCGAGCTCGCTCTCGTTCATGGGCTCGCGGGTCGCGACGACGCAGTTGCGCGCCCAGACCCATGCCACGTTCGCGTGGAAGCCGTTCGGCTGGAGCACGTCGTCGATCGCGATCCCAAGCTTGGGCTCCAGCTTGGCGCGGTAGCCCATGCCGTAGTGGCGCTGGATCACCGCGACCACCTTGCCGGACAGCCCCTTGTGAGCTCGCCCCTTGGCGACCCTCACGACGCGACCGCGGACGGTGACGTCGTTGAGCTCGCGCTCGCGCTGGTCGATCAGCTGCCGCAGCTGCTGCTCGTAGCAGTGCTGGCGGTAGGCGGCGATCGCCTCCAGCGAGCAGTCGACGACGGCGTCGCTCAGCTCGTTCAGGCACCGCCGCTGCTTGCGACCGAGCTCGTCGATGTAGTGGGCGCACGGCACCCACTCCCAGATGTCCGACATGACCTGCACGGACTCGCACCGGACAGCGAACACGCGCCCGGCGATTGACGGTAACTGCATGACGTTCTCCATGTTGGGGTGACTCACGGGTGCTCGCGGTTCGACACGTAGTACGTGCCGCGCCGGGGGCGCTTGACCTCGACCGGGTCTTCGATCGACAGGAAGTCGAGCATGCTGTCGAGGTAGGCGTTGCCGCTGGATCCCGGGGCGATCCGCGCCTTCCGCTTGGCGGGGCGCTTGGCGGGGCGGCTGGGCTTCTTCGGGGGGCTGACTCGTCGGCTCATGGCTGGTCTCCTACGGTTGAAAGGGCGTCCGCTGCTACCCCCGCGCATATCGCCGCAGGGGCAGGGACTGACGTCCGGCAGGCTATCGGGGCGCGTCGTAACCACTCGCGCCCCCAGCGTCCTGCAAACCGCTCGCGGCTCATCGCCGCTCCTCACCAGCCGGGCGCCACCCCGACCTTCCCGTCGATCCACCGCACAGGGTGGCTTCTCTGGAGTCCGACCACTATCGGGAGCCGTCCCCGCCGGGGTCTCACTCCCCGGAGCAGCTAGCGCCGCCACGGGGCAAACGATACCAAACGGTATTGCCCAAGTGTGACAATCGATCGGCGTGACCACTATGCGGTCACTTGGGGGTTGCAAGAGGGCAGCACTTGACAGCTCCCACTGGAGCGTCTAGGGGCGCCACCAGTGAGGACATGCTGTCGGCAACAGCTGTCGGGAACACCGTGAGCGAGTGAGCCCAAAGAAAGCTCAAAGAATTACCAAACAGCAACAGCGAACAGCTGTCGGAGACAGAGCGTGCAGAAGCAGACCAAGCCTTCGAAGGCGTTCAAGCCGTGCGCCGGGTGCAAGACCCGCAGCGCGTGCGCCAAGGCAGGCAAGTGCGGCGCATCGACCGCCCCGCGTCGCCGCTAACAGCGCGGCAACAGCTGTCGGCAGTACCGAAACGTAAAACGCCGCCGGAGTCCGCGTGAGCGAGCAGGACAGTCCCAAGCTCACCAGAGCACAGAAGCGAGCCCAGAGCAGGGAGCGCAAGCAGACCGTAGAGCGCGAAGAGCTCGCAGCTCTCAGGGAGCGCGAAGAGAGCGCCTACAGAGCACAGCAGCAGCTGGTGAAGATCGGGCGCCCGAGCTCGTACACGCCTGAGCAGGGAGACAGCATCTGCGCTTGGGTGGGAGAGGGGCGCAGCCTGATCAGCTGGTGCAGGCAGAGCGGGGTTGCGATGGTGACGGTGCAGCGGTGGCTGAGGACGGTCGACACCTTCCGCGCCAGCTACGCACGCGCACACGAAGACCGCGCCGACGCCCTCGCCGACGAGCTGGTCGACCTCGCCGACAGCGTCCAGCACGGCACCCTTGAGGCGATCGCAGCCGCCAAGCTCCGCATCGACACCCGCAAGTGGATCGCCGCCAAGCTGCGCCCGACCAAGTGGGGCGAGGCGCCAGCTGAGCAGCAGCGCACGTCCGTGGTGTTCAACATCGGCATCCGCGACCGCCTTCCCCACAGCTCAGGCGCCACGATCGACGCCACGCCGTTGATCCAGCAGGACAGCGCGCCGGACACGTAGTCCGGTGCTCTAGGCGAGCGCCTCGCCGACTGAGGCAGGGGGGGGTGGGAAGCCCCCTCGCGCCGCGGGGCAACAGAGCGCGCACGCGCACGCGAACAGCTGTCGCGCACAGGCGCACGCGATCCAATCGCGCACGCACGCGCACGCGCACCCCCACGCGGACACGCGCACGCGACCCCGGGGGGTTTGGCTCCACCATATACCCACCCACACGCACGCCGGAGCACTCCCACACACGGGAGCGCCCCCCCCATGTGGACTACGGCTCGACACCCCCCGGGGGTGTTGGGACTCCTGTACCGATTCGTTTTACGGAGACGACATGTACGACGCCATCCTGCAGAAGTACCTGCGCCAGTTCGAGCCGCTGAAGCAGGTGGAGGTCGGCTACCGCTCCACTGTGCAGGAGAGCTTCGCGCCGTATCTGGTGCTGGTACACGGCTTGGTAAGCATCAACGGCAACATCTGCCAGTACGAAGCGGAGATCGATATGCGTGACATGAATGGCCCGGGTGATCTGGAGCGCCTCGCCGGGATGATCATCCAGTCCTTCGATAAGGCGTCTGCGTCCCCGCAGAAGCTCCTCGCGGTGAACTGACATGGACGTCAGCTCGTACATCGCCCAGAAGCTCACGGCGGCTCTGGGAGGGCTTATCGGCGGCGCCAGCATCATGTCGTACATCAGACCCCACTCGGTGGGCGAGGCGTTCACACGCGGCGGTACGTCGACTGGCGCAGCGATCATCTTCGCTGGCCCATCGCTTCAAGCCCTCGGTCTACAGACCGGGTGGGAGATGCAGTTGGTAAGCGGCTTCGTCATTGGCTTTTCGGCGTACAGCGTACTAGGCGCTGTCGCTAACTTCCTCGAACGACACAAGAGTAAGGACATCGTCGACCTTGTGCGTGCGGCGAGGGGTGAAGAGCCAGCGGCAAAGCACGACCGGAAGGAGGGCGAGTGATGTTGGAGACTCTGGGTGGTGGAATCCTCGGCTCCCTGCTGGGCGGACTGTTCCGTCTCGCGCCCGAGGTGATGAAGGTCTTCGACCGCAGGAACGAGCGCGGGCATGAGCTCGCCATGTTCGACCGCCAGTGCAAGCTGGAGGAGCAGCGTGGCGCGCAGAAGATGGCGGAGATCGGCGCGCAGCGTGACCTGCAGGTCGACACCGCGGCGATGGACGCCCTGAAGGCGGCGGTGGAGTCGCAGGCGGACATGGTGAAGGCGGCAGGCACCGGCTTCGCGGCTTCCCTGAGCGCCTCCGTGCGCCCGATGGTGACCTACTGGGTGCTGCTCATCTGGTCGGTGCTGCACTTTTGGTACTGCGTGCAGACCGTGCAGGCGGGGCTCGACCCCACCTCGGCGTTCAAGACCATGCTGACCCCGGACTTCGCCGCGCTTGTCGCTGGCACGCTGAATTACTGGTTCCTCGACAGGACGCTCGCCAAGCGCGGTCTCTGATGCAGCAAGCCCTCGCGATCACGGCAGAGCTCTGCAAGCGGTTCGAGGGCTTCCGGTCTCGTCCGTACCTGTGTCCCGCCGGAGTTCCGACCATCGGCTACGGCGCGACCTACTACCTCGACGGGCGGTCGGTGAGCGTCAGCGACCCTCCCGTGACCCGGGAGCAGGCGACTGACCTGCTCATGGCACAGCTGACGCGGGAATACTTCCCCGGGGTTCTTCGACTATGTCCGATCCTGATTACCCATCCGGCACGTCTCGCGGCGATCGCGGACTTCTCGTTCAACCTCGGGCTGGGCAGGCTACAGACCTCGACGCTCAGGCGGCGGGTGAACGAGGGGGACTGGGCGGCGGCGAGGGAACAGCTGTTGCGGTGGAACCGCGCTGGGGGGCGGGTGTTGCCCGGGCTCGTCAGGCGCAGAGAAGCCGAAGCCTCTCTGCTGTGAAGCCGCTGCCGGAGTTCAACTGGAACGGCGCCGAGAACACCTTCGAGTGGATCCTGAAGACCGCAGAGGAAGCGCGGCGTGAGCGCGAGCCCACGCTCCTGAGCAAGAGGCTCTGGTGAACGTCAACTACTCTGCGCCGGGCGCCGCGGCGCTCGCATTCCATCAGGACAACTCGTTCGTCCGCGGGCTGATGGGGCCGGTCGGCTCCGGCAAGTCGACTTCGTGCTGCTTCGAGGTGCTCTCGCGTGCGCTGGAGCAGACGCCCGGGCCGGGCAACGTCAGGCGCTCGCGCTGGGCGATCTGCCGCAACACCTACCCGGAGCTGAAGTCGACCACGATCAAGACGTGGATGGACTGGTACGGCGACCTCGCAGTGATGCGCTGGGACGCCCCGATCACCTCCACGATCAAGATCAAGGACATCGGTGACGGCACGGGACTTGAGCTTGAGGTCATCTTCATCGCGCTGGACAAGCCCGACGATGTCAACAAGCTGAAGTCGCTGGAGCTCACCGGCGCGTGGATGAACGAGGCGAGCGAGATGGAGAAGTCCGCGCTCGACATGCTCACGCAGCGCGTCGGTCGCTATCCATCGAAGCGCAACGGCGGGTTCAACTGGACTGGTGTCATCATGGACACCAACCCGCCGGACGACGACAGCTGGTGGTACAAGCTCGCCGAGGAGGATCGCCCGAAGAACTACAGGTTCTTCCGCCAGCCCGGCGGTCTGATCCTCGACAACGACGAGAAGTCAGAGACGCACGGGCAGTACGTGCCGAACTCGCTCGCCGAGAACATCGCGAACCACTCGCTCGGCTACCAGTACTACATCAACCAGCTCGCCGGTAAGACCGACGACTGGATCCGCGTGTTCCTGTGCGGCGACTACGGCACGACGATGGCTGGCAAGCCCGTCTATCCCGAGTGGAACGACCGCGTGCACTTCAGTGAGAAGCCGCTCGCGCCGGTGCAGGGGATGCCTCTCCTGCTCGCGTTCGACTTCGGTCTGACGCCCGCCTGCGCGGTGGTGCAGATGTCGCCAAAGGGGCAGCTCTTGGTGCTCAAGGAGATGGTCTCGGAGGACATGGGCATCCGCCAGTTCTACTCCGAGGTCGTGCGCCCTGTGGTGCGCGGCGAGTACAGCAACTTCCGCGTCGAAGCTGTCGGCGACCCCGCGGGCAATCGCCGCAGCGAGACCGACGAGAAGACCTGTATGCAGGAGCTGATGGAGCTCGGGATGCTCTGCGAGCTCGCTCCGACGAACGAATTCATCGCCCGGCGCGAGTCCGTGGCGTTCTTCCTGCAACGACTGACGAGCAGCGGCCCGGGGCTCCTGCTCGACCCGTCTTGCAAGATGATCCGCAAGGGGTTCAACGGCGGCTACCGATACGAACGGCTGAAGGTATCGGGCAGCGCACGGTTCAAGGATCGCCCCGTGAAAGACAAGTTCAGCCACATCCACGACGCCTTGCAGTACGCCTGCTTGCAGATGAGGTCAGAGATGAACCCAGTCCGAGCCAAAACCGTGACCAAGTCCCGCGCCGCCGCGGGGTGGACGTAATCCGTCATGGCGCTCCAGTCCCTTCGCCTCTCCACTGCGATCGAGAAGTCCGAGGTTCCCGCCCCGGTCGTCGTCTCGCTCGCGGCGTACATCGAGAAGTGCTACGAGGCGGCGAAGACCGAGAAGGACAGCGTCGTCACCGAGCGCCTGCTCAAGTGCGAGCGTCAGCGCCGCGGCGAGTACGACCCGGACAAGGCTGCGCTCATCCGCGAGACCGGCGGCTCGGACATCTACCTCATGCTGACGGACATCAAGTGCCGCGCAGCCGAGTCGTGGATCAAGGACGTGACCATGTCCTCCGGTCAGAAGACGTGGTCGCTCGCGCCCACCCCTGAGCCTTCGCTGCCGAACGAGATGCGCGAGGGCGTGATCGAGACCGTGGTCATGGAAGCCGACGCCGTTTCCCAGCAGGGAATGGCGATCGACCCGCGTGCGATCGATGCGCGCATGAAGGAGCTGTACGACGCGGTCACCAAGGCGATCGCCGCCAAGGCGAAGGACGCCGCGCTGAAGATGGAAGAGCGGATGCACGACAAGCTGGTGCAAGCCAACTGGTCGGACACGCAGGCTGAGGTCATCTACGACTTCGTGACCTTCCCGGCTTCGATCGTCAAGGGGCCGATCATCCGCCGCAAGCGCGTGCTGAAGTGGGGCTCGAACTGGCGCCCGAAGGTCGAGGAGGAGATCGTCGAGTCGTTCACACGCGTCTCGCCGTACGACATCTACCCCTCGCCGAGCGCGGTGACCTGCCAAGACGGCTACATCATCGAGCGCCACCGGCTCAGCCGGGCGGATCTGTCCGCCATGATCGGCACCCCGGGCTACAACGACGACGCCATCCGCGCCGCGCTGGATCAGTTCGGGCGCACCGGCATCCGCTCCATGCAGGCGGGCGACAACGAGCGCGCCACCCTCGAAGGTCGCACGACCACGCTCGCGAGCTCCGAGACCATCGAAGCGATCGAGTTCTGGGGCGCCGTCTCCGGCTCGATGCTGATCGAGTGGGGGCTGACGAAGGACATCGACCCGTCCCTTGAGTACGAGGTCAACTGCTGGAAGGTCGGGCCGCACGTGATCCGCGCCATCCGCAACCCCGACCCGCTCGGTCGCCGCCCGTACTCGAAGGCGAGCTGGGAGGCGATCCCGGGCGCGTTCTGGGGCGTCGGTCTGCCCGAGGTGGTGCGAGACGTGCAGACGATGTGCAACGCCGCCGCACGCGCCCTCGCGAACAACATGGGCATCGCCTCCGGCCCTCAGGTCGAGGTGAACGTCGATCGCCTGCCGACCGGCGAGAACCTGACCCAGATGTACCCGTGGAAGATCTGGCAGACGACCTCCGACCGCACCGGTGGCGGGCAGGCGGCTGTGCGCTTCTTCCAGCCCGACATGAACGCGGACACGCTGATGGCTGTGCTCCAGTACTTCCAGAAGGTCTCCGACGAGGTGACCGGCGTGCCGAACTACGTGTACGGCTCGACCTCGGTCGCGGGCGCCGGGCGCACCGCCTCGGGTCTGTCGATGCTGATGGAGAACGCCGCCAAGGGCATCAAGCAGGCGATCCTGTCTCTCGACAAGGCGACGAGCGAGATGCTCACCCGCCTCTACGACCACCTGATGATCTACGACGACGACAAGTCCATCAAAGGCGACATGCAGATCGTCGCGTCCGGTGTGGTCGGCACGCTCCTCAAGGAGACGATGCAGGCTCGCCGCAACGAGTTCATGCAGATGACCGCCAACCCGTTCGACATGCAGATCATCGGCCCCGCGGGTCGCGCTGAGCTGCTGCGTCAGGCGGCGGAAGGGCTGAACATCGACGTCAACAAGATCGTCCCTGACCCCAAGGAAATCCTCGCTGCCCAGCAGGCGCAGATCGAGGCGGAAGCTGCGAACGCGGAAGCGCAGATGCAGCAGCAAGCGATGCCTGCCGATCCCCAACTTATGGCGCAGCCTGCGCCCCAGCCCCAAGGAGTGATGTGATGGGCAAGCTGACTTCGTTCGCGACCGGCATGGGCGAGGGTTACCTCGCTGGCAAGCGGTACAAGGACAACAAGGCGCGTCAGGAGCGTCAGGACGCGATCATGGAGAAGGTGCTCGCCGCCGACTCTTCGACCGCCGCGCCCGCTGCCGCCCCCGCCGAGGAGGAGGAAAAGCCCCTCTGGAAGCGGATGTTTGGCATGAAGGACGGTGGCGCTGTCCGCGGCTACGCCAACGGCGGCATGATCGGCGACAACACGCCGATGCCGAGCCACAGCTGCAAGATGAGCTGGCAGCGTCAGTCGTTCAAGAAGTGAACCAGTTTCCCCGCGAGCTTGTCGAGCGCCTGAGACGGGACTCGGACGCGCAGCAACTCGCGGCACAGTTGACGCAGTTCAGAGAGGAGAAGCGAGTCGATCTGGAGGACGCGACGGCGTCTGTCCAGATCCACAAGCTGCAAGGCTACTGCCAAGCCCTCACTGACCTGATCAAACTGCTCTCACCCGAGGGCAGATAACCCCGCCGGAGGTTTTCCGGCACAACCCGCCCTGACTCCAGTCACGTAGGCAGAGACTCCGACGAGGCTCTCTTGCGCGTAGGACACGGCTCAGAGGATATGAAAATGCCCAGACTACCGAAAGAAGTTGAGAAGCAAGCAGAGCTTGCGGAGCAAGCATTCAACAAAGCGTACGGAACACCTCAGCAGCCACCTGAGGCTCCGAAGCCTGCCGATGCGACCCCCGCTCCTGCCACAGGCAACGATCAGACGGCAACCGCGCCAACCGCTCCCACCGTGGAACCCGGCAAGCCGGACGCCGACAAGCCCCAAGACCCCGTCGAAGATGGTGACCTGAACCACTGGAAGCAGCGTGCGAAAGTGGCTGAAGGTCGGCTCTCGAAGGAGATGCCCCGCATGGCTCAGACGATCCGCGAACTCAAGGATCAGCTGACCGCCGCGGAGCAGAAGCTTCGTGACGCCCAGTCCGCGCAGACTGTGAGCCTCGAATCCGTCGTCAAGCCGGAGGAGGTCGAGCAGTACGGCAAGGACTTCATCGACATGGTCGGTCGCGTAGCGCGTAGCGCTGCGCCCGGGGTCGATCAGAACCTGAAGCAGCAGGTCGAGGAAGCGTCGGAACAGACGCGCAAATTGGCGCGACAGCGGTTCTTCGAGGAACTCGGTCGCGACGCTCCGCAGTGGGAGAAGCTGAACACGGACGAGGACTTCCTCGCACACCTCTCGGGTCTTGACCCGTACACGGGTCGCCCGAGGCAGGAACTCTTCGACGATGCCTATCAGAAGCTCGACGCTTGGCGCATCGCGAACTTCTTCAACTCGTTCTCGGAGTCTCGGCGTTCAAGCCCCCAACCGCCGACGCCATCGCTGGCTGATCAGGTCACGCCCTCTGCAAGCAGAGCGCAGACCGCGCCACCGGCGAAGAAGGTGTGGAACGCGAAGGAGGTCGCTCGTTTCTACGACGACGTCCGGCGCGGCGCCTACACCGCGGCTGAAGCGGCAGGGATCGAGAAAGACATATTCGCCGCTCAATCCGAAGGGCGCTTTCGCTGAGCAATTCCGCTCGGCGAGATAGCGCTACAACAGGGAGAGCGGCGGGACATTAACCCAAGGAGAACCTTCAATGTCCCTTCCTGTCTCTGGCAACTACTACGGCACTGGCGTCGGTAACGACGCCTACGCCGCAACCTTCATCCCCCAGATCTGGTCTGGCAAGCTCCAAGTCAAGTTCTATCAGTCGACCGTGCTGTCGGCGATCACGAACAACGACTGGGAGGGCGAGATCAAGGATCAGGGTGACAAGGTCACGATCCGCACCATCCCGTCGATCACCGTCTCGAACTACACCAAGGGCATGACCCTCGCTTCGCAGGTTCCGACCTCGGGTGTGGTGGAGCTGCTGATCGACAAGGGCAAGTACTTCTCCGTCGTCGTCGACGACGTGGACGCGGTGCAGTCCGACCTCAAGCTGATGGACATCTTCACGAACGATGCCTCTCAGCAGATGAAGATCACCATCGACACCGACGTGCTCGCTGGCGTGAAGAACGCCGCTGCTGCCGCCAATCAGGGCGCTGCCGCGGGTCTGCTGTCCGCGAACATCAACCTCGGTGACGGCAACGCCACCGGCGGCTACACGGGCGTCCAGCTCACGCGCCCCACCATCATCAACAAGATCGTGGAGATGGGTCAGGTGCTCGACGAGCAGAACGTCCCGGAGACGGGCCGCTGGATGGTGATCCCGGCGTGGATGGCTGCGATGATCAAGCAGTCCGACCTCAAGGATGCGTCGCTCACCGGTGACTCGGTGACGCCGCTCCGCAACGGTCGGCTCGGCACGATCGATCGCTTCACCCTCTACGTCAGCAACCTCCTGCCCACCCAGACCGGCGTGACCCGCATGTCTGGCGACGCGGGGGCCGGTACCGTCAAGGCGACCTACGTCTACGCCGGTACCAGTGACGCCATCACGTTCGCCTCGCAGGTGACGAAGATGGAGTCGCTGCGGGCGCAGACGACCTTCGGCAACCTCGTCCGCGGACTGAACGTCTTCGGCTACAAGGTGATCAAGCCGGAGGCTCTCGTCGAGGGCTTCTTCTACGCCTGATCAGCGTAGGTGAGCAAGCGTCCGGGGGAGGGCAACCTCCCCCGGATGTTCACTGCACAGCGAACATGGAGAGGTAGATGGCACTGACCCCAAGCGAACTGCTGACCAGAGCCGCGGACGTCCTGCAAGACGCCGGGAACGTACGCTGGTCGCAGGCGGAGCTGCTCCGCTACCTCAACGACGGTCGCCGTGAGCTCGCCATCCACCGCCCAGACGTGTACGCCACGACCAGCACGATGACCTTGGTCGCTGGCTCGAAGCAGTCTATCCCCGTGGACGGCGCGAAGTTCCTCGACGCCATCCGCAACGTGTCCGCCGCCAACGCCATCGGCAGGGCGGTGCGACTCATCGAACGCGAGGTCTTGGACGCGCAGATGCCGGACTGGCACACGCTCGCCGCGTCGACCTCCATCAAGCACTTCATGTTCGACGAGCGGACGCCTAAGACGTTCTACGTCTACCCGCCCGCCGCCGCCGGACACAAGCTCGACGTCTCGTACTCCAAGGCTCCCGTCGACATCGTCTCGGGAGACCTGAACTCCTCCACCGCGCTCTCCGCGGAGGAGATCTACACCGGAACGCTTGTCGACTACATCCTGTACCGGGCGCTCAGCAAGGACGCCGAGTACGCCGCGAACGCGCAGCGCGCATCGCTGCACTACACGGCGTTCGCCACCTCGCTCGGTATCAGCAACCGCAAGCGCATCGCCTCCTCCCCCAACGTCGCCAACATGGACGGCACGCCTCCCAAGGCTGCTTCCCTTGAGGTCGCCTGATGGCAACTCTCGACAGCTTCTATCCCTACATCCTCCCCGACGTCCAAGGCTGTCCCGAGCCGACCATCGATGTCGCGATCCGTTCGGCGGCGATCGAGTTCTGCGAGAAGTCTCTCGCGTTCCAGCGAGACCTCGACCCCGTCACCGTCGTGAAGAACATCATCGACTACGACCTCGAACCGCCCGACCAGCAGCTCGTCGTCCGCATCATGCGGATGTGGTTCAAGGGAACGGAGCTCCACCCCGTCGCGCCTGACTTCGTGTCGAAGCCGGAGATCTACAACTCCCTCTTCAGCGGCGCCGACAAGAGCGCCAGCGACCCGCGCCACTACATCCAGAAGGACGAGCGCACGTTCACCCTCTACCCCATTCCGCCTGACACGGTCGCCAACGCGCTCACGATGCGCGTCGCGTTGAAGCCCAGCCGCTCGGCGACCACCATCGAAGACGACCTGTTCGAGGAGTACGCGGAGGTCATCGCGCACGGCGCGAAGTTCCGGCTGCTCAGCATGGCGAGCAAGCCGTGGACGAATGGCCCGGCGGCGTCGGCTTCCCTGACCCTGTTCAACAACGGCATCAACGCAGCGATGCTGCGCGGCTACCGCGGCGGCACCCGCGCCGGACTGCGCGTGCAGATGAGGAGCATCTAACGTGGCGACCAAGAAGATCAAGCTGGTGCGCGGTGACAACTACCCGCAGATCCGCGTCGAGCTCACGGACGTGAACACCGGCGCGCCGATCGACCTCACGGGCGCGAGCATCACGCTGCACTTCCGCGCCGTGGGGAGCTCGACCGTGCTCTTCTCGCGCCCGGGCGTCGTCCCGGTCGGCACCGCCGCGCAGGGGCAGGGCGTCTTCACCTTCCAGAGCGGCGACCTGAACATCGACCCCGGTGACTACGAGGGCGAGGTCGAGGTCGTCTGGTCGGGTCTCGGCGCTCGCCAGACCGTCTACGACCTGCTCAAGTTCCGAGTGCGCCAAGACTTCGCCTGATGGCCAACCAAACCGTCACCACCGCCGTCAACTACGACGACGCCTCGATCTCGGGGCTCCTGAACGGCGAAACCATCACCATCAATTCGGGTGGTTCCGTCACCATCAACAGCGACGTCCGCTGGGGTCAAAACGCCGCCGTTCTTGGAGTGATGAATGTCAACGAAGGCGAGCTGCGGATCGACGGGCGTGACGTCTGGTGGGTTCCGTTCAGCGCGGCGACGGGCAACGTCCCGGCGCTAGGCGTCCAAGGCACCCCCGACGTGACGCGCGGCGGCTCGAACGTCGGCGAGTACCTCGGCATCTGGACGGCGCTCGGCGCCGCACCAAGCGCCCCCGGCGGCGCGATGCCCTCGACGGGCTGGGTCAAACTGCGCCGCCGCAGCGCGGCTCTGGCAACGAACGACGTGCTGACCTTTGCTGGCGGCGCGACCGCCACGCTTTCGAGCGCGGGGCAGCGCGGCTGGATACACGTCGTCGGCGTTGAGGGTACAGGTTCGACCTCGGGCATCGTGAACATTCCGAGCCTCGGCGCGCTTACCGTGCGCGGCGACTGGTTCGAGCTCGGCACGGCAAGCGGTGTCTCCGGTCAGACGATCCAGCACTACGTCGCTGACTTTGTCTCAGCCGTGCAGATCGAGACGGCGGCTGGCTCAGGGGTGTACGAGTGGTGGGGCTGCGCGCCGGCTGCTGAGTTCACCGCGACCAACATCGCCACCGACGGCCGGGGCAGGTACTTCACCTGTTCGGCGGCCGGGGTCATCACTTTCGGTGGCG